AATAAATTTTGTAACATTTAACAGTCCACCTTTTGAATAACCAAAGGTAAACTGTGAAGGTACATCACAGGTATTGCTTTGATGTTGCCTTCAAGAAATTGAACGAACTCTTCCATGTCCAGTCTTGAAATTGAGTACCTCGACATCATGAATTCGTCAAACTGCTCATCTTCAATCCAACAGAGCTCATCTGAGCTCACCTGATAATACAGTTTTGTTTTCGCCCTTTCCTTCGTTGCGAGCGGGGTCAGTTTCCTAACCAATTTTCCAAGCCTCAGATAGAACCAATTATTTTCTAGTCCTATCCCATAACCCAACCATTGGGAAAATAGAGCTTGTTGTTCAGCCTCGCCAACCTCCAATGAAGAATACATGGTGGCTGGTTCCGTGAACACTTTCAATTTCAACAAAAATCTAGGCAATCGGGTCCAAGCAAACTTGGCATTGGATTTGGACCACAAGAACACACCTTGTAAAAAGCACCCATATTTAGAAAATTTTTGTTTAGCCACCAATCCCAATGATTCATAAGAGGCCCCATACTGAACATGGGCCATAGTGGCATAAATTGCACAGCAAGTGTTGGCAACTGAAGTAAATGGTTGCCCTGACATTTGACTCCTAGGTATTTCAGGCAATTCAAGGTCTTGCTTTGTTGACTGATGTTTCCATTCTATAGGAGTCTCAAACATTTTATAGTACTTATCAACCTGTTTGCTGAAACCCCAATCTTCGAGAAGCATGGGAAAGAAATCAAGCGCCCCATCCCATCTTTGAGTTGAATCAAAATTAGAAAAATCAACCTCAAAATCATTATCTTGCTTGAACGCATCCACAACCAATGTGTCATCTCCTAAATTCAAAGAATAATATCCACAGTTTGATTGTTTAGCAGCATTGTAAAATTGATTCATTTCTTTAGCTGAAAACGAAGAGCAATAAAAGAAGCACATTTTATTTGAAATGGTATGAGTTGGTTCACATGGAAACAATTTTTGAGAAATCTCTTTACTCAATTGCATTGCAAAATCACCAAGCTCTAACAACCAAAATGGATCCACATTATATATCAAACGTGGATATTTCTTCTTGATGAATTCTTCACTTTTAGCAAATATCTTGGTTCTGATATCAATTTTGTCTCCTTTCCATTGAGATTGTATTCTAGACAAAACTTTGGTCTTTTGTCTTGGTTCTAATGTCTCAAACCAAACCTTATGATCAGGCTTAAAGTCGATTTGGACGGCCCATTTTTCACGAAAGTAATAAGTTTGCCATATCCCTGGTTGAGCGAGTTGAGCTTTTGGAATCAGTAATCTGCACACAACTGCTGCAGACAAATTTGCAAAGTTTGGAGAATATGTGACCAAATTGGTGACTGGAAATAGCAATGGATACCACCTATTTGGAGCTTTTTGACTACATTCTTTATTTACAGTTAAAACTGAGTCAAAGGGATATCCAACATTGGCATCGATATGGGAATATTCAACTGCAGGTAAACTAAATCCATGC